GCCGCCCTTTTAATAAATTAGTTTAGTGATTTGATTATCTTAACAATTCCTGGTGTTTCAGTTAAATTACTTTCCCATTTACTGTATTTAGATACTGCTTTTTCTTTCATTAATGATTGATCTGCATTTGACAATTCAACAATCTCACACCCTCTTGCTGATGCTGTTTCTTCAAACTGTCTTGCATCTTCAGTTGTCCATCCTCTTTCAAGTGTAGCAACTTCTTTCGCTACTGCGTTTAAAGTTTCTTGTTCTGACGCAGTTAATGTGTCATAAAACTTTTTACTTACAACTATGTCTGTTAAAAACAATGAGTGATTTGATTTTAAGAATTTTTTACCTTCTTTAAATCTAATGTATGTAGTATCTCTAAAATCTACATCACTCTCTTGTTTAAATTCTTTTCTTTCGATTGCGTTTAGACCTAGGCTTTCCATGTACTCTTTTGTAACTGGATTGCTATTAACTAACACTGTTTTACCTGCAAAGTCTTCAATTGTAGGTATTGAATCAAAAGAACCAAATGCTCTGTATCCACCCGAGTAAGTGTATGCTAATCCTACCATACCTCTTTGTTCTAAGTGACTGTTTATGTGTGTACCAACTTTTCCATCTAACACTTTAGTTGCGTGGTCATGTGATTCAAACATCCATGGCATGTCTAGTACATTGTGTAGGCCGCCTAAATCTGCTACCTCAACCTGTGCTATTGAAATGTCGTCATTTTTTAATGATTCAAATAGATTTGAATAATCAATTTTTTTACCATATTGTGATTCGTACTCATTAAAGTCAGCAATTAGTTCAACCTGTAGTTCTCCGTTGCTTCTTTTTTCTAACAACTCTTTGAATGCTGTTGCTGGTCTCATTACAACTTCTGCAGGGCATGGGCCAAACCCTTGTTTGTTAGTTGATAAAATCAACCATTTTAGTGTTTTCATATTGCGCCATCTCCTTATATTGCAATTTAATTTAAATGTATTTACTGGATATTTATCTGGATTATTAGGATTAGTCCAATCAAACTGGTAATATACTCTATTTCGCTTGAATTATATTAAGTTAGTAATGAAACTGATAATATGCTACTGTATTGTGGCTATTACTGATCTTCGTCTGAGTGTAGCTCGTTTAACAGTTGTCTTAGTTTGCCACCTTCAACTGATGCCTTAACTTTACCAATGTCATCACCTTTACGAGGATCTGGCATCTTTGGTTCGTTTGATGTGTCTGCTGTTACTTTTGAAGTTTGTTTTAGAGAATCATATATCTTATTCTTACCCTGTGTGTTGTAACTTTGTGACTCTTCTTCATCCAGACTGCTGATTCTCAAACTGTCTACATTAAATTCTAAGTCTACTTTTTGTCCAACACCACTAGATGATCTAGTTTTCATAAACTGTATTTGATATCTGCCACGTTCTTTCATTGCTCTACTTGTAAAGATACCGATCACATTATCTGCTGTTTGTATCTTAGATAGTCCGCCTGAGATGTGAGAGTGATCAAATTCTATTTCTTCAACACTTGCTCTGTTTAACTGTGATGCTGTTGCTAACACACATTGTTTTTCAACAACCAAGTTTCTTAATTCCTCAGACACATACTTGTCTTTGATAAACAAGTCTGCAGGTGATATTCTTTTGCTCTTAGGCATCATGAGATCCAAGTAATCAATTAGTATACAATCTATTTTCTTTTTTGATTTAAGTTCTAATTCTTTTAGATACGTTCTAATATCTAGTACATTACTTCCACTTGGCAAATATTTGATCTGCAAGTTACCTGATTTTTTCTTTAACATTTTAACTTTCATCTCAACGTCATCTAGTTGCTTCATTACTGATCTTGTTGGAATGTTAGTCATCATGGCATCTAGCCTCATTGCCGTTAGTGCTTCTGATAATTCAAAAGAGATGTAACAAACATTAAGTCCGGCTGTGGCCCAATTAACTGCAAGATTCTGCAAGAACAAACTCTTACCTGCTCCTGATCCACCTGCGAAGATGTTTAGCTCTCCTCTGTTAAATCCACCAAACAGTTTCTTATCCAAGTTAGCCCACCCTGTGCTTATCTGTCCGTTGTTATCTTTTAATGCTTGTAGTCTACCTTTCGGATCTTCGAAATAGTCTGTACCCATATCTCTTGTAAGTCCTACACTGACTGCTTCTTTAACCATGTCCTCAACAGGACCATAATCACCTTTCTCTAAAAGATCAGCTGATGATAGTATTGCTTGTTCAAGTGCTTTGTGTCTTGAGAATGTTTCAAACTCGTCTAGTAGCCAGTTGAAGTGTGCTGGATCTAAATCCTTTGCTTCTTTTAATTGTATTTCGTGTTCTGCATTTATCTGTGCTACTTCCGGCATCACTTTGTAATCGTCCATATAGTCTTTAACAAACTTTGCTATAGGTTGCAGTTTACGATCAAATGATTTAGGATTGAATATGTTCTGTGCTCTAGCAAACGATTCAGCATCTGCTAATAACATTTCAATATACAATTTCTGTACATCAAATGAATAGTTCTTAGCCTGGTGTTGCTCTTCGTTGTTATTATAATCAGCCATACATCTTTCTCTTTAAATCTATTTTCAGTTTACTTGATTCTGTTGTTTTTAATATAGATTGTATCGTAAACAGTCTACCGTATTTTAACACAGCATCAGCCACATCGTCAACTCCATCTTCCCATTCTGGAAAAGCAACTGACCATCCAAACTCCAATGCTTGGTTAATAAGTTTTTGACCAGGAGCATCTCTGTCTGGTACAACTATTACTCGTCTGTTTAGATTATTAATCAATTCTTTTTGTATATCATTTATCTCCGATCCAAGTATGCTCACACCAGAAACGGTAATAGCATCAAACGGACCTTCTGTTACTAGCACAAATTTTCTTGACCAATCCTGTGCATCCATGTTGAACACATATCCAGGCTGTACATCTGTGTAATACTTGACCCTATCAGACTGTTCGAACATCCTACCCGTGAAGCCCACTATGTCTCCTCTCCAGTAAAACGGTATTAGTAATCTTTTGTTTACGTCCCAATGCTGATCCGGAGAATACATAAAGTCATACCAGTCGGCACCGATACCTCTACTTTTTAAATAATTTAATAATGCATCTATCTTGTTCCATTGTGGCTCTGTTAAATCTTTTGCAACATATTTTTCTAACCATACTTCTAGGTTGTGTGTATTCTTTGGCAATTCTCTTTTACTAAATGTAACAAATTTTTTCTGCTCGTATTTTGTGTCTCCTTCTTCTTCACGCATGGCTTCGATGGCCATTTTTCTTATAGTATCATCTGGAATATTAATGTAGCCCATAAACGTTCTCATCTTTTGATTCAGTTTACGACCAATAACATAGTTTGCTTTGAACCCACAGTTAAAACAATGAAATGATATTGTGCCATCTGCACTGGTCATTATTCCTCCACGTTTCTTTTTGTCTGCTGTCTCTCCATTGTGTACACAACAAGGTGCATTGAAACTTATCCAACCACTGGGTGTTTTCTTTTTGTTCGCAGGTAGAGATGTCAGAATAGTATTCTGTATCACGTTCATAAACTATATTTTACTGTCTATATAGGATTTTGTCAATAAGACCGGTATTTCCGGAATCGTTTTGCCAACTAAATCTAACTGCTTGGTAAACACCATAAAAGTTGTAGTTGGTAACACTTGTAGAGTTTGAAAAACTATTTGTTCGCGAGCCTGCACCATCCATGGTAATATCAAACCAATCTGTGTTTCCAGGTGTAACTGCCATTGTGCCTTGTACTCTCAAACCACCTGAGAAGTTTCTAGTATACACTGCGATCGTGTGCAGTGCTTTGTTATTATTTTCGCTTGGTCTTGCACTAATAGAGCCTGATGTTTTTGCCATTGGTCCTTGTGCTGATTCAAAACTTGATATTTCTGTACTTGCTACTGCTTCCGGATATGCTCCGTCTAATACTTCTAGTGTTCCTGCGGCATTATATCCTGTGTCTGCATACGTTACAATAGTACTACCATCGTCTGTTAATTTTTGTTTTATACTGTAATTGTAAAACTTTGCCTCTAATTTTAGTAGGTCGCCTGGTGTGATATCAACTGTTGCTGTGCCTTTAGTTGCAATAGTACTTCCGTCGTCTATTACTTTTAAAGTACGTGTTAGCACACTCTTTTTGCTATCGGTATCGATAATATTGATCTCGTATGTCTTGCCCACTATATTCTGAGCCTTCTGATCCTCATTCTTAAACGTGAATGATACAGGATTAGTGACCCCTCTATGTAATGTTAACCGTCTATCGTACACTTTCGAGTTCCTTCCATGATAACCACTTTGATACGCAATTACCACCTGATTTATTAAATACCTTTGTACTGTTTGCATAATACATATTTAACAGTATTTATAGATATAGAATGAATGAAATTTTTAATACATTAAAAGACAAATTTCCTTTTTTAAGTCTGATCAGAAAGGGCGATTTGGAGTTTGTGGGCATAGTACAAAACGAAGACACAAACGTTATCAGCTTTTACGACTATGGACGTTTGATGTTGCCAGCAGACAAGATGAAATTCTTAAAATGCGGTGATATTTGGTGGACTGAGTCAAATAGAAAACTACCAATTAACATCTTCTTAAAAGGTGATTTTAGATACTTTAGGTCTACACTAATAACGTTGAACAGTAAAGACGTTGAAATAGTACACGGTCCTACTGTTAGACTTTCTGAAATATCAAAGAAACGAGTAAAAAGAAGAACTATTCAGTTAGTAAGAAGACCTATCTAGTCTTTAGCTTTTTCAATATACTTTTTATAATATATCGTCAGTGGATTATCCGCTTGATAACGACACTCAGTCGAAGGCATAGGATAGCTTTTTTTCTTCTTACGTTTTTTGGAAAGTTTTTTAGTCTTTTGATTGTGCATCAAAACTATATTTAGCTTTGGCAATCAAATTCATCTGCACCACAATTGCCTGTGCATATGCAACAGCATGTGACTTCTTGAAGAAGTATGATCCGTCTTTAGGTTTTATCCACACGTCTTTTATTATATCAACCCAGTCCTTGTACATTAGTCCTCTTTTAGCAGGACGTATAATTGCTAGTACAGCCGCAAGTTGTTCTATTGTTTTAGGTTCAAGTTTGTTTACAATGTTAAAGTGTCCGTTTAGATGAAACAATTGGTCTACTACTGTAGAATCTTTTAGCATATCCCAATCAGGCTCTTGTATCATAAGTTCAACAAGCTGTTGTTCTGATTTTACTTCTTTGTAGAGATTTACATTAAGACAATCAATTTTAAAGTATCCTCTGTCCTCTGCTTTTTTATAATCTAATGAGCTGTGTCCTGTAACTGGATGTTCTGGTACAGCATGGAAGTATACACCGCTCTTGTGTTTTTCTGTTTTGTCACCTTTGATCATTGTTGCAGGAGTATGTTTGAATAGTTTCAATACTCCGTCTCTGTCAAAAAAGTCTATGTCTACATCAGGCATTTTTCTTTTTGTAATCCTTTATTGTTTTGTTTAATTCTCCACCTTCAAAGTTTGGCAGATTTATTAACGTGTTTAACACTTTATTATTTGGATCAAGTTTATAAACTTCTATACCCAGTGAGTTTATAAATCTATCATCCATTGCTGTTTTAATAAATTTTCCCATTAGTGTACTGTTCCTTTTCTTTTAGCTTCATAATGTTGGTCAAATTTCTTTTTAGTTCCAGGTTGTAATACTTCTAAACAGTCTAACATCTTGTGATATCCCTTGCTTACTTGAACTTTATGATTCATTTCAGGCATACAAATTTTTCCAACTTCGCCATTGTGTTTAATGTGTACAATCATATCTCCTTCTTGGATGTCAAATTCTAGTTCACCGTCTATTTCAATTTTTATTTTCTTACTCAATTCTAGCCTCCTTTGCTGTGTCTTGTACCAACATATGGTCGGCTGGAAAACTTTTAAATTTGTTAGCCCAGTACTCTGGATTAATAAATCGTTGTGTTATTTGTAACTGTTCGTCACTAAATGATTTTAACATCTTCTTGCCTGCCTTGCAACCTAACAACAACCACGGACTTAATTTGCCTTGCTGTATGTGTGCCACTGCTCTGTTGGTATTGACAAGTCTAAAGTAGTCTGACCATTGTGCATTTTGTTCAGTTGCCCAATCCATCATTGTTGCGATGCTTCTTTGCAGTGCCGCTTCGATTGGTTCTATCTTTAATGTCTCTATTAGATATGCTTCGTATAGATCATCTCTGGCCCAATGATCTAATTTAATTTTTGATTGTAATACATAGTCAATATATTTTTCTGGATATAATGGATTAATATGCATAATGAATCTACCAAATTTTACAAATGCATTATAATAAGAACTGCCGCAGAAGTCTTCATATGTCTTTGGCTTTTTTGCATTGTGTTGATGCACTTCATAGAATCTTTGAAATACCATAAAAGCGTTCACTACCCACTTCTCATCTCGTTGTAGATATCTTCTTTTTGGTTCGCATAGGTGTACTTGCAAAGTTCGTTCTTTCGCAAACTCCTTACTGCAATAGGTACATTTATTTAGACTGGGTGCCATGTGCTTCTAATAATTCCTCTAGTTCTCGGTCAGTAATAATTTTGTCCAACGTTTCTAAATCAGCTTCTTTCCAAGTTGGGTAGATTTGTTGTAATTGTTTTAATGACTTGTTAGGCACACGTTTCATTGGTTTAATCCATGGATGGAATTGATTCTGTAATGCACCACACATAGCAGTTAATATCCATAATAGCTTTTTGTGTTTGCCTAATGTAAAGCAGTGTTTGTTGACACACTCGTTAACCATCTCAACATAGTGTTCAACAAAAAATTGATCTTTAGATGAAACACTTGAAGCATATCTCATTAACATATAAGGTGAGTATAATGACTTTTCATGATCATCGATCCTGTCATAATAGTCTTTGTTTCTGTAGTCTACTGCTTTAAGACCATTACGAAGTTCAAAAAACTTTCTTTTACTTTTTTCTTTTGATTTTGCTGGCATATTTTAATCCGAACATTGTACAGTCTTTTGCTGATACAAATGTTAATTTTACTTTACTATTCATGTGTTGTAAACCTGAAAGTTTATCATTTAATTTTACTTGAGATAACCAATCAAAAAAATCTACTGCCCAGTTCCGGTCCATCCATACAGGAGTCCCATCACTAGTAATGATTATCGGTGCATCTATCTTAATTGTTTTCCTACCAGCAAGAGCCATAATCTATCTGTTCGCATTGTCTTGATATGTCTTTTACAAAGTAAGCACATACTGGATTTCTTTTATTCTCTAGCGGCACTGCTAGTAGTTGTCCTGATTTAATTTTAGGAAAGTACCATTTAACTTCTGTGTAAATGTCTACAACGTCAATAGGATAAAAGTCAGGCTTAACGCTCTCTAACGGATTAAATGTAAAAGCATCAAAGCCTCTATCATTTAAACTTGTTATAGGTAACACATGCATTTCTTGTTGTCCTGCTTCACCTATTAACATTTTCCAGTCCAATGGCATTTTTATTTTCCACTTGCCTATCTGTAACACAGCCGCTGGTGCATTAAATGATTCTAAAAATATTAAAGGTATGTAAAAGAAGTCTGGTTCGTTTGGATCTGCGTTATCCAATACGGCAAACCTCAAATTTTCATCTACAAATTCTGGAATCTTTTCCAGCTTGTAGGTTCTGTTATCTAGTGTAAGGATTTTCATAATTTATCTTTTCTATATTATACGGGTAATTTGCCTCTTTGTAAAACTTTTTCCTTGCCGTTAAGTGTCTTTTTGCAAACTTGCAAGAACTGGTAATGTCCCATATCTGTACATTGTCCTTATCTTCTGCTTTACGAATGCCTCTACCGATTGACTGTATGACTCTTACGAATGATTTGCCAGGTTCAATAAGAACAAGATTGAATATCCTAGGAATATTAATTCCAACGGATGCGACCCCATAAGTTGCAATAATAATTTTATTTGTTGCAGTAGACACTTCATCGTACTGTTCCTTCCTATCGACATTCTTAGTTGATCCAGATACGAAAACTGAATCTTCCAGCTGTTCTTGTAATATTTCGCCAGCTGATATTCTATCAACTAGTACTAATGTATTTCCTGATGAGGATATATCTTTAATGGTGTTCGCCACCCATTTCATTCTGACTTTATCTGTAGTTAGCCATTTAAGTTCTTCTGCATAAGTTTTAAACATTGGATGGTCTTGCGTCTGCAAAACATTTACATGACAGTTTGCAAGTACTCCTTTGTCTTGTAGTTCACTTGCTTGTATTCTATGTGTTACATCACCTATGCTACATTTCAATCCCATAAACTCGAAGTCTGCTTTAGGAACTGTGCCTGTTAGTCCCCAACGTATGCCACAGTGTGCAAACGGTCCTGTTAATAATCTTTTTAGTACATCTGCTTTGGCCATGTGTACTTCATCTATAATCACTGTGTTAATTCCTTTTATTGCTTCTGCAAATGCTTCTGAGTGTTCGTCTTTACTTTTCTTTTCTAATATGTTTAATGATTGCCAAGTTGCAATAGTGTTAAATCTTCCCAGCTCTTTTCTGTCTCCATAGTACACACCTACATCTAGTTCACAAGCAATAAAATCTTCTTCTGTTTGTGTTACTAGACTTTTGTTTGGTACTATTGTTAGTGTACGTCCGTATGGCTCAACCAGTTGACATAGTGCCGCAGTGATTATTGTTTTACCTGCTCCGGTGGCTATCTCTTGTATGCACTGTGGATTTTCTATAAATTTGTTTATTGTTTCAACTTGATAATCTCTTAACTCAACAGACTGTCCTGCCATTGGATGTGTTGCAGGCCATTTGATATGACTTAGATAATCTTTGTCTACTGCTTTAAACTCAAAGTTGTGTTGTTCTCTAAGATCCTCCATCTCAACATATACTCCACCGTCCTCTAGTATAGGAAGTATTTGATCAACGAGGTTAAGGTATGTTGTGCCGCCTAATCCAAAGAACGAAACCTTACCGTCCCATCTGCCTAGCTTCACTGCTGGAAGATGTCTAGCATATGGTATTTCGTATTTGAATTTATTGGATAATCTCTTACGCCAGTCGAGAGACAAGTTCTCGAACTTTACATTTACTTCGTCTTTGATTACTAATTTACAACTGCTCATTTAAAGTTTCACTATAATTCTATCATGCCAATCATAACTGCTCGGCTGATGATCATTATAATACAACTTTTTTGGAAGATTGTCTAGCATTCTTTTTAGGTTATCGGTACCTGCTGTGTAATAACCGCCACCTAGTGCTACTAAAGATGCTTTTGGTTTTATTTTACTTTTTATTAATGCTCTAGGTATTCTATTTCTAACAAAAATTACCTTAGTGTCTTTGTTTATAAATTTAAACTGTTTGCTCATTTGGTTTAGTTCAAATATATTTTGAAACATATCTTGAGTAATTTGGTTACTAACAACAGCGACTCTTTCACTTCTTGTCCAATTGTCTTTTAGGTCTTTTTGGTATACAGGTTCTTTGGCTTCAAATCCCCAAGAACATTGAGTCATTATGTCAATGCCTGCTCTTTTGAAAGCATTAAGCCAACCCCAAAATTCTTCTACTTCTTCCCTAGTTGTGATGTCACCACTAACAGGCATCATTAATGGAAAAGCATCTAGTTCTATCAGTCCTTGTACAACTTCATCTCTGTTATAATCGTTGTTGTCGATCCACAACTTGTCCGAATCGTTGTGTGCTATTGCTCCGCCTATAGTTGTGTCTGCCGGTACGTTCATTCCTCTAGCAGATATACCAAAGTTTTTCAAACTGTCTACTTGTTGTATTAATGGTAAACCTTTAATGTTGTTGTCCCAATACTCTTGCATTGACTCTGGTGCACTGTGTAGTAAAACCTCGTTGCCGATAACACTTGCTGACGGTTTTTTAAATCCTATAATTTCTTTTTTAACTTCGTCGTAATCATTTAAAATAGATTCGTCGACAAATTTAAAATCGTATCTAGCGGCAATCAATGTTAGATAGTATGCAGTCACATCAGAATGTGTAAATGTCCATTTCTTTTTCTCTCCATCGTATATTGCATAGTTCATAGGAAGTCCACGATAATCTTTCAATGCTCTAATTAACTGTATAAGTTTTTTATTGTACGGAAATCTTATCTCTATCTTTTCTATTCCGTCTTCATCCATGTATTTTTCAATGCTTTTATCGAAGTTAATAACCCTAAACTCTTCATCATACTTCGGTGTGTCGAGCAATTCTTTGATGTTCATGCCATGTTGTTGAAACTTTGTAAGATACCTCTTTAAGATCACCAGTGCTAATTTGGCTTGTTTTTCAGTCCAGGCATATTGAGCTTCTGCCAATGATCTCACAGTTTCCTTATCCTTTGGATGCGGTTGGATCTTTGAATTAGGCGTTTTTGGATCAGGCCCCCAAAAATAATCATTATATGCTAGTATTTTAAGTGCTTCGTTAACGGTTTTTGGTAAATCTGTGTGCATATTGTCCATCATATTTTAGATAATTATTAGTATATTATAACATATTTGGTAAAGCAGTCAACCATGAAAAAGATAAAAAGTAAAAGTGTAAATGTTAAAAAACAACTGAAGATCAAGTTGGAAAACACTCTGACTAGACACAAGAACATTGTTGGCTTTAGACCCACCGAAGCCCAAGCATACAGTTGGTTTAGATATCTAAATAAAACATTATTCAACAACAGATTGCCAATGGTTCCACTATATGTAAAAAGTATACACAAAGATTGGGGCAGATGTGTTGCTAATTGGGATAATAGAAAAACTCCTAAAGGTAAATTTGATCAAAGAGTTATACCATATCATATAGAAGTAGATTATTATATAGAACTACATCTTAAATTTCCTAAGTGGAAAGACTTTATAGAAACGTTAGCACACGAAATGGTGCATCTATACCAAATGACTTGGTTGAAAGATCCTTACTCAAATCACAATGCAAACTTTTTTGCTTGGAAAAGTAAATTTAATGCGGCCGGATTACGTCTGGCTAGATGCTAGTTCTTTCTCAAACTCCGCATAAGTTATAACTCTACTGTTGCCTAGGTCAGTACCTGTCTGAAAATGATTCATATAGTCAGGTGGATCGTCATGTACTACTGTGTAGGTTACATAAGGTCTCATTTTTAACATATCTCTGAATTGTTTCAACCATCCTTCGAATATTGCATCGCTATGTCTCTCACCGTAGTTCTCTGTGTCTTGGTATATATTATTCAATTGGTCCTTGCCATATTCTCTAAAGTCAAATCCTATCAAATAGATATTCTTGTGTCCGTGTACACCAGCAGTCCAGAAGGCCGCGTTACCCGAAATCCAATGAGGATTGTTAGGTATAAGGTGCAACATGCCTTTGTGTTGTTTCCTGTTAACTTCTAGTGCAGGAGCATAGTGAAAACAGTTTTCATAAACTTTGTCCTCACACATCTTTACTGTTACTTTGGTATCCACTGAAAAAATAAAGTCGGGCATAAAGTCTCTATACAATGCATTACATCCATAAGTTTGTCCTGTTGCTTTTAGTTTGTTTAGGTCAAACTCTTTACGTGAAGGTCCGTTGCCTATACAGTACGCATTTCCTCTAGGGACTGCTTTCACTCTGTCTTCGAAGAATCCTGTTTCTTGTATACGTTCCCCCTTACGTATTATTGTGTTCAAGACAATAGTTTCACCTGCATATGGTGTCCATTCAATAGGATGTATTTCAGGCTTGCCGCCAATTTTTATAGTTTTCATTTTAAATATTTCTCCTCAAGTCTTGCTTTAATTCTAGTCCATGGTAGTCCTTGTTCGATTTCGTCTTTAAACCATTCTGTGTATGCAAGTTTGTGTGCCCACCCTAATCTGTTAGGCATCGCTGGTGTATTAATGTCGCACAGTTTTAAATTGCCAACATCATGGCACAAACTGTCTTCAGAGACAAAAACTGGCACACCACTAATAATTGCTTCCATGGCAGGATTAGAACTGTGATTAACCACAGCCCATGTTCTTTCTAATGTGTTCTTAAAATCAGTATCATCATAAGTTCTAAAATCTCTCTTAGGTAAACGAACTTTAACATTTTGAAAATCACTTTCTTTAAATTGGATAGTATTACGAGGGTGTGGTCTAACAAGTATTGGTCGAGCAGTATATTTTCTAATTTCACTTATTTGTTGCTCAATCCAAGTTGACATCTTTGGAAGTCCTTTCCATTGTTCTGATGCATCGTGTTGTCCGCATATAACAATTATGTCACCTGTCGGGTTCCACGGCTTGAGTGTGTGTTTGAATAATGACCAACGCTTATCATCAAACTCTTGATTGGCAAAGTCTGCCTGTCTGTTGATACCATTAATTCCTATCTTAAAACTTTCATTTCTTCTAAGACCACCGACTTCTAACACAATAACAGGTCTTCCGGTGGATCTAAATTCATCCCATATCCTTTTATAGTTTTCCATTCGTCCACGCCACAGCACACTCCATATTACTGCCACGTCTGCATTACACGACCTATTGAGAACTACTGTGTCTCCTGCATCTTGTAAACTCTTTATAAATGCGTCGAATATGGGTTTTGAATTTTGTGGTCCATATTCTGTCCAAACTTCTATCTTCATAAAATATTATTTTAATTGTTTCCAGTAATCAACAGTAGGTTCAGAACGTAAATCATTACGTGATGACGCACCGATTTTTTTACGATTGCCTTTCATGTGATCCATATACTGTCCTAACTCACTGTTAACAAACACATGGTGTCCTTTTACACCTTTCCAGTAACCTATATCGTTTACTTGTATGTTTTTTTCTTTTCTATATATTTTTGACAAGTGCCAAAACACATACGAGTCATGCCATTCTAATAATTTAAATACTTCGTCTGTAACATAAAGATTTTCCCAATCATTTACAAAGTTTTGTATCTCTGGATGTTTCATGTTATACCCAACGAATCCACACTCTGGATATTTGCCACCGTCGTTTAGTTTTGGATTCTCACGACCTAAGTATGTTAACATTGTTTCTTGTGGTAATACATTTTTAAAAAAGTCTATCGGTGTAGGTCTAAATGAAAATGTATCTCCGTCGATCCACACAACATAATCATATTCTTTTGAATTACGTACAGCATTTACAACACAAAATACTTTGTTTGAAAATCTCACAGCGGCCCAAAGAAATGATCCTTTGTTTTTGTCGTTTCCGCCCATTGCTTGTAGTTCTGCTGGACGTCTTACTCCGCCTTCTATTTCTTCTAACTCTCCGTTTGCAACAGGATCGTTTTTGTGTTTGTTTTTAAATTTGAATAATTCTGGCTCGGCAGTGTTAAGGTCTATCCATTGTATCCTATCATATTTGCATTCAGGTTTAGGCTCTTCTGCATATACTACTATGTCAACTTCTTTTGGAAATTGCTCAGCCATAGACTCGATACCTTTCTTACCGTATTGTTCCCAACAGCCAGGCTTGTATGATGTGATAACTTTGATTTTCATAATATTGATATTTAATCTACCTGGTCATGTTGTATTTTTTAATCCAATCACTAACAATCCATGCAGGTATAAGTGCCTTGCCGGCTTGCTGACTAGCTTTCGTTACATCTAGTTTAGAATTTTCGCCTGTTCTTTCTTTGTAAAATTTATTCAATTTAGAACTTGTACTAGTAGTCAGCCAATGCCCAACAGGAACAGTCCATCCAGTTTTTACTTTATTAATAATTTCGTTTGGTAATTTGCCTAGGTATGCCTTCTTAATAAAAGTTTTAGTATCGTTTTTATCAGGACCTAATTTCGAATCGGTGTGCATACTCATACAATATTGCATAAACATTTTTGTTGCTAATGGGAAACGTCCTTCCATACTGTAGGCCATGCCGTACTTGTCGTTTCTATTAAACATTTCTTCTGGTACCTGAGCAACACAGTCTAACGCCATATATGATCCTATAGGGTCATTAGAATTCCACAATTCTCCTGAATAGCATTTACGAAATTCTTTTATTAGTATATCATCACTTATAGGATTATCGGTTAATTGCAATGGACGTTTTATTCTCTTTAGCCATAGTGCTAGAACATCGTCCCATGTCTCTATTTTTGTTTTACCTATTTGTTTTTGTAGCCACTGTGGATTTTTCATTTTCCAGTACTTTGGATATCCAGCAAGTATCTCGTCACCCATATCCCCAGCCATTGTAACTACAATTTCGTTCTCTGATAAAAACTTATTAGTAGAACAATACATCGACATACTAGGATTGTATACAGGTTGTTCCATATAATATATGCTGTTGTCCCAACATTCTATAAATGTTTCAGGAGTTGCTATAACTTCTTTATGATTAAAATTATTTTGTTGTGCAATTATCTTGGCACAGTTAGCGTCACTATTATAATCTTCATCTGCTTGTACATTAGGTTCCATTCTGTTTGTAAATGTATTTGCTTCACCTTTTAATTGTTTTAACTCATACGCAACCATGCTTGAATCAAGTCCGCCACTTAGGAATACACCAATTTTTCTTCTACCTATTGAACACATCTCAACTGTTTTTTTTACGTTTGTTCTAAACTCTTCTGCATTAAATTGTTTGTTACTTGTAGGTTTAATATAAACTCTGTGTGTTTGTGTGATTTTTTTATCGACCATATTGTATACTATGGTCTCTCCTGCTAGTAATTTTTTAATTCCTGTAAAGAATGTATTGCGTAACGCATTGATTCCAGTCCTTGCCATGAAACTTACTGCAAGATTGTCCATTGTTCTGCTGTTAGGAACTTTATCTAACATGCCTTTTATCTCAGAACCAAAAACCAATCCTTCTTTGATTTCTGCATAGTACACAGGTTTTATACCTGCATGATCTCTGCTTAATGTAAGTGTGTTTTTATCAACTTCGTAATACGCAAAGCCGTGCATAGAATCTATTTCATCAACAAACAATAAGCCAAATTTATCTAGTCCCCAAGCAAGTAGTTCAGTATCACAGCCGGTTGTGTCTGTAAAGTCTTTATATTTTTCTTTTAATTCGTAGTAATTAAATATTTCTCCATTATAAACAAGTTTGTTTCCTTGAGGTGTTGTCCACGGCTGTGTAGCATCACCTGGCTCACCCATTATGCTTAACAAGTTGTGCCCTAGAGTTATATTTTCGTTGTGCCAAACACTCGACCCGTCAGGTCCTCTGTGCTTACATATATCTATAAATTCTTTTATAAATTTTGGATTGTGTTCGGTTATACCGTATATACCACACATTACATTCCTAACTTTTCTTTAAATCTTTTGAACACCGTACCATTTCTAATTTCTTTTTCACTCCACAGTTTATATCCGAGATCGTTAAGCCATTGAGTCCTGTCGGGATATTCCGGAGTTTCTATGTTGTTTAAATCTTTGTTAGCTACTGGCCAACTAATTGCAAGGTCTGAGGTATTAAACGTAGGTATCCCGCGAACACAAGAGTCAACACCGGCAGTGGAATTATGTGTAACAACAGCATGACAATTAGATATTGCTTCTTGGAAATGGAATCTATAATACTTTTTTTCATCTCCTTGAAAGAACTTTTGTCCTACAATAACTTCTACATCGTCTGGAAACTCTTTTATTCGTTCTTCTATATGAGCAACATGATTTGGATGAGGTCGTACAATAAATTTTCTATCTGTCATAGGTCTCAATTTTTCATAAACTCCGTTGAACCATTCAATAGGATCGAGATTGTTCATACTCCAATTGTCTTTAGGTTGTAGCACAAACAGAATTGGATCCTCTTGATCGGATTTTCTCCATGGTTCGCTTTTAACATTCCATCTGGTTTTTGCGGCCTCCCATCTATCAGGAGGACTGTTATCTGACAAGAAGTCGCCGTTGTTCATGGGTGAAAATAATGAAACTCGCCAGTGGTGTTTATCACCGTGTACATTGCCAAAACTTGAAAGTAATCCTCCGTCAAATGTTATTATTTTAATTCCTTTTTTCTTTGCACGTTCTACTAGGTCTCGTCTACGTCCCTTGGTGTGATGCATTTGATTACTGCCACCATATCCAAACATGCAACCGATTGGTGCAGTTGGCTCCATTTCATCTTTAGTCCAATCCCCAGTCTTTGTTTCATTAATCATTATGGGTTCGTCACCACAAGCTCGTATACCTTCAGCCATGTATTGCAAGAGATCATAACTTGCTCCTCTACGTCTATCTTTTACTGTTCTTCTAAATATTTCAACTTTCATCTAGTATTCTCCATGCATAACCGTTGCTTATTTCTTCTGCTGTGAATTGACCGTATGCCATTGAATAGTATAACGGTTCTCTGTCAATGTAGCAAGGGTTTTCTATCTTTGAGAAATCTGTTTCTGATATAGGTGCACAGGCATTATGCACATTAGTAAAACACGGAATACCTCTAGTAGTAGCTTCTAATGTGATATTTGAATTGTAGGTAACAATAGCATAAGCATCATTCCAATCTATCGGTCCACTAGGTGCAGTATTATCTTTGCCTGTCACTATCATTCCTCCGTCGTCATTGTATCCTATAATTGGATTGTATCCTTTATTCTTTACTATTATTGGACGATCGGTATTAGCTTTAAGCGTCTCTAGTGTTTTGTCTAGCCAGTCGTGTACTCCAAAAAATTCTTTTATAGCATTAGATGGCGGGCATACAATAATGTTCTTTCCGTTTTTCTTCCATGGGTTAATAGGCCACGGAAATGATTTTTTAAAACGGTCATCGGGTCTGTCTTCTTGCCAGGTCTTTAAATGATTGTTCTTTACAATTTTAGTGTAGTAAGGATTGTTTCTTGTTTCACCCCAATACGGTCTGTCCATATAATAAAAATCAATCTTGTTTTTTTCTGCCCATTTGTATACTAGATGTGTTCCACGTAGCACTCCAAACATCACAGCTTTAGTACAATCTTTTTTATTAATAATGTCATTAGGTAATAATTTTTTTGCATTAGGTAGTCCTTGCACTGCCCAGTCGACATATTTCTCTGTGGGTTGTCTATTAGTAGAACTAACGTAAATCATTACTCATATTTAAGGTTGTCTTGTTACCAGATGTAAATTACCAATTTAATCTAAATGTCTAACTAATTCTGCAACGTTCACTTTGAAATTAATTAAATCGCTTTTTCTTTTTATGCCTGCAGGCTTTTTCTTACCATCCATTGGTATCGGTACTGCTTCGGCTATATAAAGTTCGTGCTTCAACCCTAGGTGATGTGAAAGTATTGGATAAACTTTTTTATGAATCATTTTAGGCTCTTGTATTTCGATAACTTTAGTTCCACGTTTACACCACAGTAAGTTTACTAATCCTGCACCGTGAGCCGCAACAATGTGTGTTGCTTCTGCAAACGTTTTCATCTGTTCTCTTATACTCATATTTTCGAGGGCAACTGCTTCGTACCCTTTAAGTGCTAATAGTAGTTCATCGGAGTTTGTTAGTTTTCTTGTTTTAGCACCTGGACGTAACACAACTATTTTCCTGTGTGCTGTTGTACCTTTGAGTCCAGGACGTCCTTTGAAATGTTTTAGCCATGGAGCCAAGTGAGGAGTAATAACGCCATCTCTAGAATTGCTTAGACTGGGCACTAGTAAATGTCTAAACTGCCATGTTTCGCCTTTTGGCATCACTATAACTTTGACCTCGGGAAATAATTCTTTGATACATTTTTTAAGATACTTGCTTTCGTTTGCTAACACGTAGCAGTATCTTGTAAAATCTGTGGACCATCTCTTTTCTAAAAGTCTAAATTTAGATATAACGTCAATCCAAATATGCCATGGATTTTCTGCACTTGCTTCATCAATTGGTAACCATACGTAATGATATTTCTTGTCAAAGTATTCGGTAGTAGGTGGTAATACAACATCCACATCATCACTCCAGTCATTCCAAAGTTTGTGTGATTTTTGAGGCTTATGTTTGCTGGCATGTGTGAGTCCCCAAACATAATTGGTTATAAGTTTGTTAGCCATAGTAACAAGTACTGGGCAAGTGTTTACCTTAACATTATGAAATTCTGCGACGAACGTTGGTAAACTTGTAAAGTTTGGATCAATATCTTCATGGTATGGCACGGCATAATCATAACCATTATCTACCATTTCCCATTTGTCTAAAAAGTATTTGATCGAATCTATGTTTTTCATGTTTGCATTTTGTCAGTAAGTATACTATAATTATACTACTAAACAACAGCATGAGCAAATTATTATCAAATGGGTGTAGTTTCTTAACACCGAGAAACAAAGACGGGGTAGAAACATTTACCACAAAAATCTTAGCGGAAGGTTACAATCTAGAATTGTTTAACCTTGCAATGGGTGGTCGTGGTAATACTAGAATAAGTTTTTCAACTAAGGTTTGGTGTGAGCAAAATAATAATGAAGATGTTTTTGCTGTGATAGGGTGGTCCAGTGCAGTAAGGAACGACTACATAACAGACGATGGGTGGAAGAAAGGCCGTATACCCGGTACCGATCTTACTTGGCGGACTTGGAAGACATTAGACAATGTAAGTTTTATACGAAAACAACAAGGCTGGGATATAGAAAGCAATCTTACTATGAAGTTTCTTAATAATGTTTTTGATTTGCAAAATTATTTTGAACGTAAGCAAATACCTTATGTGATGTATAACTCTCTGCCTAACGACTTTGGTAATGGCACCGAAGACTTTACTATAATTAGAAATGCAATCAACATGGATAGATTCTTTAATCCAAAAGTGAGTCAACTTGAATTTGCCTCTGATAAAAATTTAATAGTAAGTCCTAACGATCCACATCCGTCAGCCGAAGGCCACGAACAGTGGGCAAAACAATTAAAAGAGTTTATAGATGTTAACAATTTACGCACCATTTAATAATAAAAATAGCAAAGCATACGAAGTCTTCGATGGTGTGCAAAAGTCTTGGCCCGAACAAACAAAATTGTTAGACAATCAAACTGAAATAGAACCAGTAGCAAACAGTATGTTTTGGGGATTCGTTGGCAATAATAGAGCTATGGTTAAAAAACTTGAAGCACGTAAGCACCAGTTTTGGTTTACAGATACTCCGTACTTTGGAAGATTTGATAATAATAATTTAAAACCAGACAATCATTATTGGCGTATTTGTAGAAATAAAATTCATGCATCATATATTAAGATGTGCAAGTCAGATAGATTTGATAAATTTGGAATTAAAATTAAAGCACCTAACTTTAAAGGTAGTTACATATTGGTATGTCCTAGCTCAGCTGGTATACACAACTACTTAGACAAACCTAATTGGACAAATGACATCGTAGCACAAATTAAAAGGTACACAGATAGACCAATAAAAATTCGACAAAAGCCCCGAGGTAGAGGTACATCAGGACCAAGTGAAGCAACAGTTCCCTTATCTGAGGATCTCAAAGACGCTTGGGTATGTGTAACAAGTTGTTCGATAGCCGCCGTTGAAGCACAGTGTATGGGCATACCTGTTATATGTGATGAAAAAAGTTTTGCTAAAGAAGTTGGTGGACAAGAACTTGCAGACATTGAAAATCCTTTCTTTGTTGGTTGTGAAGATTGGGTATACAGTTTGGCTTATCAACAGTTTTCACCAGAAGAAATTGCCAACGGTAAAGCAGTAGAGATATTAATGGACAAAGGATTATTGTGAAAATAGAAAAATTAAGCGAGGGGCTATGGGTTCCGTCCGCAGATGCTCAGATAGAACAATGGCGTGAAAAAGGAAAGCCATTCATGCAGGAAACTGGACTCAATGAGTTTCTTCAATGGTGCGAAAATCAACATAAAAAATTTAATCTAATAGTAGATGTGGGAGCATGGTGCGGAACATGGACATTGGCCATGCAAAAATATGCAAAAAATATACATTGTTATGAACCAAACAAAATACATTATGAATGCCTTACAAGAAATGTAGCACGATATAATCATGTTAGATTGTACAATCAAGCAGTTGGTAATGAAGATGGATTTGTTAAACTAACTGAGGAGTCTGCCACACAGAATACTAGAGTCCTAATGGAAAAGGGAGAAACAAAGATCAATAAATTAGATTCCTTAGACACAACAGGCATTGACATGATTAAGATAGATGTCGAGGGCCTCGAAATGGAAGTTCTTAAAGGTGCAGGAAAAATTTTAGAAAATGTTGAATACTTAATGATCGAATTGAATGGTAATAGTGAGAAATACGGTAGCAGTAAAAAGGATATCAAGGAACATCTGAAATCCCTCGGGTTCAAGGTATTAATGAAAACCTGGCCTGACCTTGTCTATTACAAAGCATAATGTACGAATACTTAGAAAAACTAAAAGTCAAACACGAGTTCATGCCAGCAAAGATCTTAGACATAGGTGCTTGGAATGGTTTTTGGACTAACAATGTTAAAAAAATCTGGGCAGAGGCAGAATACACATGCATAGAAGCAGGACAAAAGCATGAGAAGAAGTTGAAAGAAATTACGTCCAACTATCATATCGCAGTGTTAGGAGATTCGAATAGAGAAATTAAAATGCATCTGGCTGAAATTTCAAAAGGCAACAAAAAGAAAATAACGTACACAAAAGGTTCCAGTGTGTTTGGTGTGTATGAAAATTATGAGTTGAGACAGATGCAGACACTAGATGAGTTAGTGGGCAGTGACGCACAGTTTGATTTGGTAAAACAAGACGTTCAAGGTGCAGAGATTATGATAATGAAAGGTGCTCCAGAGATTTTTAAGAGAGCAAAGTATGTGATACAGGAAGTGAACCTACACAAGGATGAAAATTTTCCAGACATGCCCCATGAAGAAATAATGGACAGTTACATGAGCACATTGGGATTCAATAACAGCGACATCATAGCCACGCACGACGGATTAGATCAAGTGGACAAGATCTACTTTTAACCTCTATAAAAACAATTTTTATTATCTTTCATAAGAAATAAATTTAATGTTATTCTTTGCTCCACTTGATCACTTTCGTAACTGTGCCAAGTCTTGCCTTGTTGTCCGCAAAATATAAAAGTACTGTTAGGCTTCCATTCTGCTTCTTTAACAAACGCTTTTTCATTCTGCTCCGTGTACATTTTTGTTCCCACATTCACTTCTGGAGTTATGTAGGTTACACTGCTCCATATTTTTTCAAGCCCTTCTTGGTGTATGTAGAACTTATAAGGCAACGGTGGAGTCACAGAAATGTGGGCATTGACAGATAGGTCTTCGAACCATCTATAATTGGGATATTGGTCACACAAAACTTTTGCATTATCTAAAATTATTTTAGCTATATCATGTATTTGATCATAGAACTTAATGTTATGATCAGTAAAATCTTTTGGAAATATATGAACAAGTCTGTCTTTGGGCACCTTTATGTTGAGACACTGATCTTTAAGTTTAACGAATTCTTCTTGTGGCAATGTGTCTTCTATAATTTGATGCGACCATGGATCATTGATTGTGGTGCTGTCAATACATTTACTTACAAAATGCTTTCCTATCATTGCATACTTCCTATTTTACTAATTGTATTTTGTTGTTCTGCCTGTAATTTTGATTCCATGCCTCTTGTCCAGTTGCCGTTGAACTTAGCCCTAGAACAAGTGTTGCAGATCAAATTCTTTTTTTCTTCTGAGTATTTTTCAGCGTATATTATTTCGTGTTCTTTTTGCATGTTTTTCCATGCTCCCTCAATTCCGATTTCAAAAATGTTTCCATAGTCTGTCTTTCCTTCTGCATCATCACAACACAAAACTGCTTGTCCGCTCACTAACACTTCCATTCTCCTTAGTATACGTCCGGAGCCCATTGCACACCCTTGCATATAATTTTCTTCATCAATTACAGAATTGTATGGTTTAGTCCAATCACCATCCCCGTCGCCCATTCTATTTTCAACCCAGTTCTGTTTGGATTTCACTTTTCCAAGTGTAACGTCCTGATATTCTTTAATAACTTTGGCACTAGCAGTGGCCGATTGATTTTTGTGTTTAACACCGATTTTAATCCTTTCTGAAAGTTTTGGATAGTTTTCTTTTACAAAGTTTAGACTTTTCAGTGTCTTGTCTTTTTTGATATTCATAAACTCCCATAGTTCTTCTGCGGTATGTCCGATAACACTCATATGAACATTACCTATTAGGTGTTTGTATTTGTTTAAAATTTCACACTGTTTTTTAGTAAATGATACACCGTTAGTAGTAATACCAACATTAATTTTATAGTGATTACACAGTTCCATGATGTACTCTAGATTAGGTTGCACTAGTGGATCACTGTATCTCCATGGACTAATAGCACACGCATAATCTTTTACTTTGTATTTTTTTATAAGTGAACCGTAGTCGTGTAACAGCATACCTAATTGTTCTTTGGTCATTAGTTGACCGTGATATGTTTTGTCTTCACTTAATGTGGTGTATGGACAACAATAACATTTTGCGTTGCATAAGTTGATAGGTTCAAATGCTATTGACGAGGGCAATGGTATCTCTCTATACATTTTCTTTCACATAGTCGGTTAACCATTTTTCTAAAGCTGGGCCATCTAGTGGTTCTGGTGTGAGCCATTCTTGTACACCATGAGTCGAAGCCCATTTACCACTTGGCATTTGCCATGCATTGTGCTTAGGTTCTTCGACATGTCTGCCAACCATGTATCTCCGTGTACCAGGTCCAAATGGTTTGATTTCAGACTGGACTACGATTAATCCCAGTTCATCGATCCACTGAAGCATTCTGTTCATGTG